GCACAGCTGGAATTAACAGTGTTGTCTATGCGGGTGCTAACCCTACCTATTCTGAAGTGGTCGCTATGGAAACAGCGGTAGCTAATGACAACGCTCTACGCGGAAACCTTGCTTACATTATGAATACAAGCATGGTCGGCGCGTTAAAGACTACTGAAAAGGCAACGAACACTGCCCAATTCGTAGTTGAGCCTGGTGGCACTGTAAATGGATACACCGCTATCGTTTCTAATCAGCTAACTACCGGCGATGCTTTTTTCGGTAACTTCGCTGATTTGCTAGTAGGATTTTGGAGCGGCCTGGATATTTTAGTGGATCCATACGCTGGCGCTACTGCTGGAAATGTACGCATCATCGCAATGCAAACTTGCGACGTAGCTGTACGACACGCTGAGTCGTTCTGTGTAGGACGTGACGCGGTATAAGCTAAATAGCCCGCCCTTCGGGGCGGGTCTCTTAGGAGGCAAGTATGGAATATGTAGTGTTAAAAAAGTGCATGATTAAAGGTGTCAGTCACAATGCAGGGACTACTGTGGTTTTAGATACCCAAACAGCACGAGAGTTATTGCGTATCGGACGAGTCGGCAAAATGACGGAGCCGGTTGTAGAGCTAGAGAATCGCGCTGTTGGTTTGGACGAAGATCCAGTAGAAAAGCCAACGACGCGCAGATACAAGAAGAAAGAGTCATCCGAAGTAGAGTCTGAATAATGCCTGTAGAGTTACCTGAGTTCCGTCAAATTATGGTTAGCGACTTTGGTGTTGTTTGCACCGGCTTGCCCCTGCTTGGCGGCACAGTAACTTTCACGGCCATATATGACGCTATGCACCAAATGGAAGACGCTGGCGGCTATTTGTCGGTCAGCACTAATTCACCGAAGCTTACTTGCGTTTCGTCTGACGTAGCGGGTTTGACAGAAAACGACACAGTTCAAGTTCCGGTCAACGGAGTTACTACTGACTATTCCATAGTTGTAATAATGCCCGATGGCACCGGCATCACTGTGTTTCAGCTGGAGAAACAATAGTGAGCCACATACGAACACGCATACGGCAGAACTTAGCGACAACGCTAACAGGATTGCCAAACACTGGAAGCAACTGCTTTGACACGCGAGTGTTCGCGGTGCACCAAGCAATTATGCCAGCAATTTGCATATATACACTTAACGAAAGCACTCAGTATCCGAGCATGGGTCCGCCAAGGACATTGCATAAAACAATGACTTGCCGGATCGAGGTGTACGTACAAATGACCGGCACATACGATGAAATGGTCGATCAGATTTGTGCGGATATTGAAGAGGCTTTATATACAGACTTAACGAGGGGTGGGCTTGCAGTAGATACCAAGCTTACAACCTTTCAAGCAGACTTCTCGGCTGAAGGCGAACAGCCAGTAATGGTAGGCAGACTTAACTGTGATGTGATGTATTTCTCAGTTGAGGGCAGTCCAGAAGGTTAGTAGAATCCACTTAATTATTGCTTTTGCGAGGGCAAACACATGGCGAACAACATAGGAAAAGAGGGCGCGGTATACGTAGGTGTAAATGCCGTTGCCGAGATCAAGGATTGGTCACTGGAGACAACTTCAGAGACTGTAGATAATACTGTAATGGGTGACGACTGGATGACGCACACAGCTACTCAGAAATCATGGACTTCATCGTTCACTGCATTCTGGGATCCCAGCGACACTACCGGCCAGCAAGCTTTGGTCGAGGGTGCATCGGTCACCCTTAATCTGTATCCCACGGGTAACACTAGCTCTAACGTAGAGTGGACAGGTACGGCGACAATCACTTCAGTCAGCAAGACTGCATCGTTTGATGGAATGATTGAAGCCAGCTTTACTGCTACCGGCACTGGTGCTCTTGTAGAAGGTACTGTCGCGTAATGTCAAAACTAATTGACCAAGCGGTGCAACACTTTAGCAATCTTGAGACTCGATCAGTCAAGATTCCTGAGTGGAGCGAGGAAGAGTTTTACGCCAAGAATCTGACCTTAGCTGATATGGCTAAGTTAGCTACTCGGGCGCAAGATGATACTTATGATTATATGTGTTTCGTTATTATCTTCGGGTTAACCGATGGTGAGGGTAACTATGTCTTTGACATTGGTGACAAGGCGAAGCTAAAGAATCATACATCTAAATCAGTCACTGAACGTATTGCGAGTCAGATTCTTGAGGCGCAAACAATGACTGAAGAGGATCGCTTAAAAAACTAAGGGACGACCAAGGGAACCCGACTGAGCTTTATAGGGTCTACGAGCTAGCGGAACATCTTGGTCAAACCGTCTCTACTGTACTCCAAATGACCCCTACGGAGTTCACGCATTGGTTTACGTATTTTGGCGTCAAACAGAAGAGGGTAGAGCGTGAGCGAGCCGCTAGTAATAAAAATCCAAGCCGAAGATGAAACTCGCAACGGGTTTGATTCTGCTGAACGTACAATTCGTAGAAACAAGAAGACGGTAGAAGACTTACAGAAAAAATATCAGTTTCTGCGCGAAACTGTAAACATGAATGCCCAACAGATCGACCTGTACAAGATGAAGCTTGCGGGTGCTACTAGCGCGCAAATTAAGTCTATTCGCATGTTGCAAGAAAAGACCGAAGCCATGAGGCGCAATACTCAAGCGCAGAAAGGCATGAACGGTCAGTTGCGATTGATGCGCGGTGGACTTGGGCAAGTAGGCCACCAGATACAGGACGTGGTGGTACAGGCCCAAATGGGTCAAAACGCATTCCTTATCTTAGGTCAGCAGGGTTCGCAGATTGCCTCTTTGTTTGGACCAAGAGGTGCTTTATACGGTGCCTTGCTCGCTATCGTGGCGGCTTTTGCTACATTCATTCAAGCTTCTTCTGGTGGTGCCTCCTCGTTAAAAAAGCTGAAAGAAGCTGGCGAAGAACTTGGCACTTTGTTTGGCGGCAAATTAAAGAATGATGTTGGCGGACTAGCTGACGAACTAAGAAAAGTAGCGACCAATAGCAAAGAGCTTGCTTTATTTCAGATCGCGCTAGGAAAAAACAAAGCGTTTAGACAGCAAGCGGACTCGGCTAACCTCCTTGGTAGCACTATCGACAAAGCGCTTGGGGCAATAAGAGTCCACGGTGACGACATCGGCTATTTACGTATTGGAGCAGAATCGCTTCAATACCAGTTTGCACTAACAGCCGAGCAAGCTGAAAACTTTAGGTCTGTACTGCTTGGACTAAAAGATAACACCCAAGAAAGCCGCGATAGCTTCCTAACTTTCTCAAGAGGCGTGCTTGAATCAAAAGACGCGACCAAGGCAACCTCAAGAGACTTTGATCAATTAGTTTCTGACCTTTCTGAGATTAGTCAGGAAAGCGTCATGGCGACACAAAGGATAAAAGCGTTCAATGAAGCACAACGTCAAATCACCGGAGGGTTTGGGCCGACAGAAGACGAAGTAAGGCTTAGTCAAAAAGCACACGAAGTTATTGATCGTGCTATGGAAGGAAACCTTAGCCAGCTAGATCTTATAAAGAAGAAGTACGAAGACAACGCCGCAATTGTCATTGCCGCAATGGAAAGAGTAGGAGCGAGCGAAGCGCAACAGCAAAGAATGAGATCTCAGCTTCAACAAAAATATCAGTCAGACGTCGATCAAGTTCACCGGACTCGTTTAGAGCAATTTAACAAGATACACGATGAAAGACAAAAACAGGCAGACGATACGGAAAAGCAAGCCGCAAGAGAGCAGGCGGCAATTGAGAAAAGAGGCGAGCAAATAGTTCGAATGGCTCGTGGAGATCTAAGCGCTTTAGAACTAGTCCACGCAAAGCATGATGAAATGCTGGCTAGTGTAGAAAACCTTTACTCTGGAGAAGTTCAATTAGCGGCTAAAGCGGCGGCTGAAGTCATACAGATCGAGTCACAAAGATCTGCGGCAATAAATAAGCTTGCCGATGATGAAAGAAAGAAGAAAGTAGAAGGTGCGGCTAAAATTGCCGAGCTAATGCGAAACGACGAAACTAAGTTTATGGCTTCGTTGCAAAACAAACAGGCGATGCTTGAGCAGGCATTAGAGCTCGAACATATTACAAAAGCACAGTTCAATGAGTATGAAAAGCAGTTGCAGACAGAGCTAGCAAACCACACTCTTAATGAGCAGTTAAAAGTTGTTGGCGGCTTGAAGCACGTCGAAGATTCATTTACTAACGCATCCCACGCATTCATTACTGGCGCTCAAAACGGCACTGAGGCCATACAATCTTTTGGTCGGGCTATTGTTGACGAGCTAATTAAAAGCTTAGTGATGATGGGTGTCGAAAAAGTTAAGCAGGCTCTAATTAGCAAGAGCATCGAAGCTTCGGCGTCAACCGCTAGCGTTGCAACTAACGCGGTGACTATGGCCGCAATCGCGGCGCAGTCAGCACCAGCGGCGGCGGCGGTTTCGCTTGCCACTTCGGGCGGAAACGCAGTGCCAGCGATTAAGGGGATGACAGCCGCGCACGGTGTTAGCCAAGCGTTGTCTCTGGGTGCGGTGAGCTTTGAGGGAGGCGGCTTCACTGGCTTTGGGTCAAGATCTGGAGGCTTGGACGGGAAAGGCGGCTTTATGGCTATGCTTCACCCTAACGAGACAGTGACGGACCATACTCAAGGCGGAGGCGGCATTACTATCATTAACAATATTACTGCGGAAGGCGGTGGCGGTGACGTCGATCAGAAGATTGCAGTAGCTGTTACTGAGGCGTCTCAGGCTACAGTTGCCTCGGTGCAAGATATGTTACGCAGAGGCAGAATGTAAAATGACCATATATACGTTTCCCAACGAAAAGCCCACCTCGCAAACTGTCGAGCTAATGACGAACACTAGGACGTTTCAAAGCCCTATTACTAATGCGACTCAAACTTTGTCTCGCAAAGGTAGTTACTGGCGAATGCGAATGACGTTTAGCAATATCACAGGCGACAAGCGAGGTGTATTACAGGGCTTTTTTGCCAAGCTTAATGGTCAAGAGCATAGAGCCAGAATTGCAGATTACGGATATGTAAAGCGAGGCACGGCATCTGGCACGGCCACTATTAACGGAGCCGGACAAACTGGGTCTACAGTAAACATAAGCGGACTGTCTGGTAGCTTAAAAGCCGGTGATTACATTAGCTTTAGCAATGAATTGCACATGGTCACTGCCGATGTCGCTGGTAGCGGTGCGGTTCCAATCTCGCCGCCAATTCGCAAAGCAACTACTAATCTTGCGACAGTTGACGTCAGTTCTCCCGTTGGGGTCTTTATACTTGAAAACGGGCCTTCATGGTCTACTTCTGGATTAAATGTCTCCAACATGACGGTGAACTTAATTGAGGATGTCTTAGCATGAGCCGAGGTTTAACCGCCGCTGTCGTGACTGCTTTAAAGAGTGACGTCGTCCGACCGGTAACATTCGCAAAGCTAGGATTCTCTTCGGGCACTCTGTACGTGCACGATTCTATTGGTACATTCTCTTTTGGCGGTAACAATTACTTAGGTGTTGGCGACTTCGGTTCCGTAAGCTCTATCGAGGAAGGAACAGACATTGCCCCATATAGGGTTATGCTAAAGCTGTCTGGGCTTGATCCAACTATAAGTAACATTGCTACGGCTGGCACTGAGGACTACTACCTTCGTCCGGTAGATATTTATATGGGCTTGCTAGATGAGGATGAGGCTTTGATCGCTGATCCACAGCAAATCTGGTCGGGCTTTATGGATGTTATGACGCTCTCTACTGGTAGCAAAAACGGCGACGATATACAGTTATCTTGTGAAAGCGAGCTAGCTAAAGTTCAACGATCAGCAAATCTAAAGTACACGCACATCCAGCAACAAAGAGTTAATTCTAACGACCTGTTTTTTGAGTATATGCAGGACATAGAAAACGTAAAGATTCTGTGGAAAGACAGAGACTCTGGCAATCTGGGTGTTGGCAGTGGCACTGGAGGAGGCGGAGGTGGAGGCAGAAGAGGCGGAGGGCGTGACGGCAGTCCAGACCCAAGTGACCTCCCGTGAAGTCTATAGTGCGCTAAATCGCTGGAAGAAAGGCGAATTTAAGTACGGCACAAAGGACTGCGTATCGTTTACTGTTTTTATGATCCGAGAGCTTTACGGCTTGGATTACTCCGATCAGATAA